CGCTGAGGTTGCAAGTCGGCGTAGATGTAGTTTAGTCCTGTTAATGGACTTGTCAACCTACCTATACGCCTCGGCTCATCTGGTCGGGGAAACCACGCGCAGACAGGGCTTAAATCTAGACCGGGGCAGCCAGCCTCTAGACACGCAGCGTATAGCGGGGAAGCGTGAATGGCACCGGGAAACCGGCAAATGTAGCCCGCAGCAGGGTGGCTCCGTCAGTCATCTAATCTCTGCACGACCCACGTTAGGCGTACTCCGTCTCAACCGTGCAGAGTTCACCATCAGTCATCAGTTCTAAACCATAGAGAGGTTTATATGGGAGATGAATTCACTTACTTTCCGACTAAACAAGCTCAAACGGAAAAGCCTAAGCCAAGTCACAACCTTGAACACCAGTTCCACTCCAATCAGGTGATGTGGAACGAGTCTGTGCGGGAATCCCCGCTGAACCGCTTAAAGTTCTACGACGCACAGTTAGCCAGAGGCGTTGAGGTTAACCGTGATAGGGTCGCTGAACTGATCCGAGAGGCTGGCGCTGCTGCCGTGCTATCGGATAGGGATACGATTGGGCTGGTACGCCAGCTTTGGGGTGAGCGGGCTGTGGAGAGACTTCGTGCTAGAGCTAAAGCGGGGGAATAGAACATGGTGGATTATCTGGCTAGGGCGATGCGTAAACGAGGCAAGGCGTGAGGTACAAAGCGAGGCGGGATGCGAACGATGGCCTTATTGGCCGGGCGCTGTCCGCGGCAGGGTTCACCGTCCTCGACTACGCCTCAAACGGCGGCGTACCAGATCGTCTCGTCGTCAGACCACTACCGGACGGAACACCGTGGGTGTGCTGGGTCGAAATCAAGGTCGAAAAGGGAAAGCTACGCCCAAGTCAAGAAAGGTTCCGACAAGTGTTTGAGCCACGCGGTGAGTTCTACGTTGCGCGTGACCCCGAGGAAACGGTGCGAGAACTCATGGATCGGTACATTTCTGCTATAAAACCCGAGCAGTTGCGGTAAAATACCGTAGGTAGTACCCTCGCCCACATACCGCAAAATGGGTTAATCATGAAACACCAACAAGCCGGAATCTTCGTTTCAGCCCTGCTTCACAGCAGCACTATTACCCATTTCCTGCACTTGTCCACCAAGTCCTACGCGGAACATAAGGCGCTGGGCGGGTATTACGACAACATCCTTGACCTTGCCGACAAGTACGCCGAGGCGTATCAGGGGCATTTCGGCATCATCCCGATGACCGCCTACATCGACGATTTTAAGGTACAGAAGGACGCCAAGGCTTACGTCAGCGGCTTGCTGGACTTTGCCAAGAGTATGCGCGACCAGCTGCCCGACGAGCCTGACTTGCAGAACATCCACGACGAGATCGTGGGTCTGATCGCCTCCACGCTGTATAAGCTCGAAAATTTAAGCTGACATGGCCGCGAAACGTGACCGTTTGGCTGCCGTTTTGGCTTATATGGACGAAAAAGCCAAAAGGTTTGCAAGCTTAAATCAGCCTCAATCGACGGACACCGCTGATGTTGCATTGGACATCGCAGCCGGATTTACGCCGCTGCAATACCCACAGGCGGCGCGAGATTTTGAGCGATCACGACGAACCGGCGACAAACTCGGGCAATTATTAGCTGCCGCAGGCGCAATTCCTGTTGTTGGTGGTATCCCCCGAGCCGTAAAAGCGATTGATAAAGCTATCGAAGCACGATATTTCAAGCGGTTAGACCAAGATTACGAAGGACTAAAAACCGAGTACGCCACTCGTCCTGACAGTTTCGGCGGCAAAGTTCTAAATACGGACGTTGCACGGGAATTGTCGCCAGAATACTTGGCAGACCGCACAAAGTCGGCAGACGTACATGAGCCATCAAGCTCGTTCATTAAGAAACTTTATGCCGAGCGCCTCGCCCAACCGACCCCGCCAGATAAAGACCCGGTGGTGTTGTTTACCGCTGGCGGTACAGGCGCAGGCAAAAGCTCTGGCCTCACCCAGCTCCGCAAAACCACCCCGAGTTTGAATCGGGTAGAGCTGGAATACGACACCAACATGAATGGGTACGAATCCAGCAAAAAGAAAATCGACGAGGCACTTAAATCAGGACGTCAAGTGCAAATCGTGTTTACCTACCGTGATCCAGTAGAGGCATTAAGTCGAGGCGCACTCACTCGAGCAATGCGACAAGAAGGCGAGTTTGGAACAGGTAGAACGGTGCCGCTGTCCGAGCATCTGAACACCCACATCGGTGCGCGTAGCACGATGGAACGTCTTGCAAAGGACTACGCCAACAATCCTAAATTCAATTTAACCGTCATTGATAACAGTCGGGGCGAAGGCAACGCTGTTGTGTCGTCATTGGACAATTTACCCAAGTTAAGCGAAAATAAGGTGCGGAATGAATTACGAAATGCCCTTGAACAAGCTAGAAACGAAAAGCGCATATCCGAAAAAGTCTACCGAGGCTTTGCCGACTACTAATGCAACAAAATCGCATTGGGGTGTTGCGAACAATATCGGTCAGGCATTTGCAGCAGCGCTAAACCAAGCGGTTCTTGAAAAGAAAAGTAGGTAATTATGCCTAGTACATCTGACAAGCAACGCCGTTTTATGGCTGCCGCTGCCCACGACCCGGCTTTTGCCAAACGTGTAGGCATATCCCAAAGCGTAGCCCGCGACTTTAACCAAGCCGATAAGGGCAAGAAGCTGGCTGAAGCCATGAAACGGATGCCCAAGCGCGAATGATTGTTGCAGGTATGCGCCAATAGTCGTTTACAATCAAAGCCATGGCCGCACGGAAAAACACACCCCGTCTATCCAACGAGTGGCGAGAACGCATCAAGTCAGGAGTGATCCTGTCTAGGTTAGAGCAAGCCGCGCTCGGTGAGATTGAAATGACCCCGGCAGCACTCAAAGCAGCCGAGATAGTCCTACGCAAGACCCTGCCCGACCTTGCCCGCACCGAAGTGACGGGTGACGAGGGTGGCCCACAGGAACTGGTTATCCGCTGGAAGGAGCCAACCTAGTGGAAATCGAAATGCCTTACCAACCCCGTAAGGCGTTTATGCCGTTCCACAACCGCACGAAGCGCTGGGCCTGCATTGTGGCTCACCGCCGCGCAGGAAAGACGGTCGCAGCCGTTAACGACATCATCCGAGCAGGGATAACGTACCAAGGGCCAAACGGGCTATTTGGCTACGTTGCCCCCTACATGAACCAAGCTAGGCGCATTGCGTGGGACTACTTTAAGTACTACGCCGCACCGATCACCCAAGACGCTAACGAAAGCCAGATGACTCTAACGCTGGTCAATGGCGTGAAGATCAGCCTGTTCGGTGCCGACAACGCCGATGCTATGCGTGGTCTTGGCTTCTCGGGCATCTACCTTGACGAGTACGGCGACTTTAAGCCGAGCGTATTTGGGAACGTTATTCGCCCTGCCTTGTCAGATAAGCAGGGATGGGCGGTCTTTGCCGGTACACCGAAAGGCAAAAACCAATTCTGGGAAGTGTTTGATACAGCCACTCGAATCCCTAGCGAGTGGTTCCTGCTGCGCTTACCCGCCTCAACCAGCGGGCTTCTCCCGGCGTCAGAGCTAGCCGCCGCTAAAGCGCAATTGTCCGAGGATCAGTACTTGCAGGAGTACGAGTGCAGCTTCGAGGCTGCCATCCTCGGAGCTTTTTACGGCACGGAGATGCGCCAAGCGCAAGACCAAGGCCGTATCCGCAACCTTCCCTACGACCCCAACCTGCCCGTCTATACGGCATGGGACTTGGGTTACCGCGACGATACCGCCATCTGGTTCTACCAAGTGCTGCGTGGCGAGGTGCGCGTCATTGACTTCTTTGCCGTCTCAGGCGCTGACATCCATTACATTGCCGAGGTCGTCACCCGTAAGCCCTACGAGTATGCCAAGCACTACCTACCGCACGACGCCCGCGCTAAGAGCTTGCAGACGGGCCGTAGCGTATTGGAGCAGTTAGCCGCTTACCTTGACATCAAGAAGCTGGGTGTCGTCCCTGACATCGGCTTGCAGTCAGGCATCCAAGCGGTGCGCATGCTGTTGCCGCGTGTGTACTTTGACGCCGAGAAGTGCCATGACGGCATTGAGGCGCTGCGTCAGTATCAACGCGAGTACGACGAGGACAAGAAGGCGTTTAGGCAGTCACCGCGCCACGATTGGACGAGCCACCCTAGTGACGCTTTCCGTATGCTTGCGGTATCATGGCAGGAGCAATCTGACAAGTCCCCAGCTTTAGCGGAGCCGAAGCCGCTGATAGTTGGCCCCGAGAACACGGTCACCCTCAACGATATGTGGGCCGTGCATGAAAGACAGACGGCACGGAGGGCGAGAATATGAGTTTGTCGGTTACACAGTCCCAGAACTACAAGAACCTGACCGCCACGGGAACCGTCTCGACGGGGCCGTGCGGGATGTTCGGTATCTTCGTGGCTTCTGCTTCTAGCACCCCGACCATCAAGGTCAGCGATGGCAGCGATACGGTCGTTAATACGTTCACCCCGGCGGGTGGCACGTTCTACACGATCCCGGCCCGCGTCAATACGAGCCTCGTCGTGACGATTGGCGGCACGGTTGATTGCACGGTGTTCTGGACGCCATGAGCCGCAAAGCCGGTCTTTACGCAAACATCCTTGCCAAGCGTGAGCGCATAGCCGCCGGTTCGGGCGAGCGTATGCGTAAGCCCGGCGAGGAGGGCGCACCGACCGCCAAGGCGTTCCGAGAGAGCGCCAAGACGGCCAAGCCTGAGAACAAGCGATGAGCGCAGCGTGGCAGCGGGAAGAAGGCAAGAACCCCAAGGGCGGTTTGAACGCCAAGGGTCGTGCCAGCTACAAGGCCGAGACGGGTGGCACTCTTAAGCCGCCGGTCAAAGCAGGCGATAATCCGCGCCGCGCATCGTTTCTAGCCCGTATGGGCAACATGGCTGGCCCAATGGAAAAGAATGGGAAGCCGACACGCCTTGCGCTTGCCCTCCGTGCATGGGGAGCGAGCAGTAAGGAAGATGCCCGCGCCAAGGCGAAGGCCATTAGCAGCAGGAACAAAGGTAAAGACTAATGGAAAACCTCGTTAGCCCAGAGGTCGATAAGTACCTCCGTGTTATTGGCGCTTATGACAACGAGTTCGCCAAGTGGACGGCTCGCACCAAGAAGATCATCAAGCGCTATCGGGACGACACCCGAGGCCAGACGGGCAATGAGACGGCCAAGTTCAACATCCTGTGGTCAAACGTCCAGACGTTGATCCCGGCTGTTTACGCCAAGCTTCCGAAGGCCGACATCACCCGCCGCTTTGGTGACAACGACCAAGTAGGCCGCGTGGCTTCGCAAATCCTAGAGCGAGCCATCGACTTTGAGATTGAGCATTACCCCGACTTTCGCTCAACCATGAAGTACGCCGTAGAGGATCGCTTCCTCGGTGGGCGTGGCACGGCATGGGTGCGTTATGAGCCGCACGTTCGCCCGCAGGGTATTGAGGACGACGGCCTGCAAGTGACCGAGGACGTAGAGGCAGGCGAGCTTGCCGAAGTCCCCGAGGAGATTGAATACGAACGCGCCCCGGTGGATTACGTCCATTGGCGCGATTTTGGCCACTCACAAGCCCGCACATGGGAAGAAGTGAGTCAGGTATGGCGCTGGGTCTACATGACCCGTGAGGCCCTCGTAGAGCGTTTTGGCGAGGAAATGGCGCGGAAGATTCCGCTTGACCAAGGCCCAGAGCCACTTAACGCCTACAACGAGAGCAAGAAAGCCTACAACCGTGCAAAGATTTGTGAACTGTGGGACAAGGAAACGCTCAAGGTCTATTGGCTCTGCAAGGGCATGCCGCAGATCATTGACGTTCGTGATGATCCGCTTGGGTTGGAAGGATTTTTCCCTTGTCCAAAACCGTTGTACTCCACGACGACGAGCGACACGCTGGTTCCCGTCCCTGACTTTATCCTGTACCAAGACCAAGCGATGGAGTTGGACATCCTGTCTGACCGCATCGACGGCTTGGTTAAGGCTTTGCGCGTCCGTGGCGTATACGACGCAAGCCAACCGGCTTTGCAACGCCTCCTGACCGAAGGTGACAACAATGCTCTCATTCCAGTTGATAAGTGGATGGCTTTCAGCGAAAAGGGAGGCCTTAAAGGGTCTATTGACCTCCTTCCGATTGACCAAATCGCCCAAGCCCTGCTCAACTGCTACCAAGCCCGAGCAGACATCAAAGGCCAAATCTACGAAATCACCGGCATCTCGGACATCATTCGGGGTCAGAGCGCCGCATCTGAGACGGCGACGGCCCAGCAAATCAAAGGACAGTACGCGGGGCTAAGACTGCGTTCGATGCAGGAGGACGTAGCCCTCTTTGCGTCAGAGTTGATCCGGCTGAAGGCGCAGGTTATGTGCGCCAAGTTCCAGCCGCAGACCATTCTTTCGTATGCCGCCGCACAACAGATGGCCGAAGTGGATCAGCAGATGATCCCGCAAGCCCTCCAGTTGATGCAGGATCGTCCGCTTCGCAACTTCCGCGTGGAGATTGCCGCCGATAGCCTCGTCCAGATTGACGAGAACCAGATGAAGCAAGACCGCTTGCAGTTCATCCAAGCCTTCGGTGGGTTCCTGCAACAAGCGCTGCCGGTCGGCCAAGCCTCGCCGCAGCTTGTCCCTGTCATGATGGAATTGATGAAGTTTGGTACGCAGGCGTTCAAGGCGTCTCGCCCGATTGAGGGTCAGATTGACGTTGCGATGGAGCAAATCAAGCAAGCCGCCGCGCAACCAAAGCCCGAGGTCAACCCAGAGGCGCAGCAAATGCAAGCCGATCAAGAGCGTATGCAGATGGAGCTTCAGATGAAGCAACAGGAAGCGCAAATGGAGGCGCAACTGGAGCAGCGTAAGCTTGAAATGCAAGCGCAGATGGACAAGTACAAGGCCGACTTGGACGCGCAGACTAAGATCAACGTGGCTCGCATCGGTGCGAACCCCGGCGTTGACATCCCGATGCTGGAAGTCACCAAGGCCAACACCGAGCGCATGATGGAGAACGTGGAAAACAACGTCACCGCCTCCACGCAAGCTATCATTCAAATGCAGCAGCAGACCACACAGGTCTACGCTGAGATGATGGCAAAGCTGGATGCAGCCCTTCGCGCCATGACCGCACCGAAGCGCATCGTTCGTGGCCCAGATGGCCGCGCCGCAGGGGTAGAGATTGCTCAACAGCCGTTGCCGTTGCAGCAGCCCATGCAGCCGCCGATGACGAGGCAATAAGCCGTGGCTTTTGTGCTGCAAGATCGCGTCAAAGAGACGACAGCGACCACAGGAACCGGCACGTTCGTGCTTGGCGGTACGTCCACGGGCTTCGTTCCGTTTTCGGTCATCGGTAACGGCAACGAGACGTACTACACGGCTGTGGATAACGCCACAGGCGAGTGGGAAGTCGGCATTGGTACGTACAATGTCGGGACATTGACCCGTGACACGGTGCTGGCCTCTAGCAGCAGCGGCAGCAAGGTGCCGTTTGCGGCTGGGTCAAAGGACGTATTCGTGGCGTACCCAGCCGAAAAGGCCGTTACGCTCGATACCGCACAAACTCTCTCGAATAAAACGCTTTCAAACGCCAACCTTGGCACCCCAACCGCTGTTGTACTGACAAACGGCACGGGATTGCCGCTCACGACGGGCGTAACGGGTACGTTGCCGGTCGGCAATGGCGGTACGGGCGTTGCGACCTTAACGGGTTACGTTAAAGCCTCCGGTACGTCAGCGTTTACGGGCGTTGCGTCTATCCCTGCCGGGGATATATCGGGCCTTGGTTCGATGGCGACGCAGAACGCCAACAACGTCGCTATTACGGGCGGTGCGATCAATGGCACCCCGATTGGCGGCGCATCGGCCAGCACCGCTGAGTTTACGAGCGTCACGGCTGGCACCGTCGCTGCGACCTCCATCTCGTCTGACGTAGCGATCCTAAGCACGGCCAGCGTAGGCGGCCTGACGGTTACGAGTGCCTCGGTTGACGCCATTAACGTCCTTGGCGGCACGATTAACGGTACTGCTGTCGGAAATTCGACACCGAGCACGGGTGCGTTTACCGAGGTCACGGTTGATAACCTCAACGTCAATGGCAACACGATTGCCTCAACCAACACCAACGGCAATATCACGCTTGACCCCAACGGAACGGGCGCGGTTGACGTTTCGTCAGCCAAGATTGTCAACCTTGCCACGCCGACTAGCGCTAATGACGGCGTAAACAAGCAGTACGTCGATACCCTTGTTGCAAGCGGTATCACCTACCACGCTCCGGTCAAGTACGAGGTGCCGAACACCACGGGCAACCTCAATGCGACGTACAACAACGGTACGGCGGGCGTTGGCGCTACGCTGACCAACGCAGGAGCGCTTGCCGCGTTTACGCCTGATGGCGTCGTTGCCATGGTTGGCGACCGCGTTCTCGTCTACAACCAAACCAACGCCTTCGAAAACGGCGTATATACGGTTACGACGGTCGGTAGCGGTTCGGTTGCATGGGTGCTGACTCGCGCCACGGATGCCGACACATACGCCTTAAAAAGCCCTAATGGCCTTGGCGAAGGCGATGCGTTCTTCGTTACTTCTGGCAACACGGGTGCAGGCGAAACCTACGTCTGCAACACGCAAGGCACGATCACGTTCGGCACGACCGCTATCAACTTCGTGCAGGTGTCGGCCACGCAGATTTACTCGGCTGGCACAGGCCTTACGCTCACCAATACGACGTTCTCGCTGACGACGCCCGTCACGGCAGCGAATGGCGGCACCGGGCTGACCTCTACGCCGACCAACGGCCAGTTGTTGATCGGTAACGGCACGAACTACACCCTTTCCACCTTGACCGCAGGGAGCGGTATTTCAATCACTAACGGCGCAGGAAGTATTAGCATCGCAGCCTCGGGTGGCGGCGGTGGCGAGTCTTATGCGTGGTTTATCTCGTAGGAAACCGATATGGCAATCTTGATTCTTGATTCAACAACCAAGTCAATTAAGGCGGTCATGTCGGGCGCTGCTGCCACGACCAACCCCGACTTTACGGCAGCTTGGGCAGACAACAACGGTACGACCTTCGTTGAAGGCGCATCTGACGGTGCGTTGAGCGGCACTAGCTCGGCCACCCTTGTTGCGGCTCCTGCGTCGTCCACGCGGCGTGTCATCAAGTCAATCACGATTGAGAACAAGGACACGGCGCCTGTCACGGTCACTATTTCTTACGACAACAACGGCACGCTGCGCGTCATTGCCAAGGTCACGCTACAAGTTGGCGATACTTGGACGACGGACGGCACATTTGACACGACCGGATCGCTTAAACAAGCGGTGGGCAACGTTAATCTCGCCACCCAAGTCACCGGAACGCTTGCGGTTGCAAACGGCGGTACGGGCGCAACGACGCTCACGGGCGTTCTGAAAGGCAACGGCACTAGCGCGTTTACCGCAGCCACGGCAGGCACCGATTTTGTTGCTCCGGGTACGGCAACGACGTTTACGGCCACTCAAACCTTTAGCGGTACCTCGTCAACGCTTGGCGCGGTTTTCAACGATGCTGCGGAAGTTGCCACGGTATCGGCTACGGCTGCCACGGGAACGATTGCTTACGACGTAACCACCCAATCGGTGCTGTTTTATACGTCTAATGCATCGGCCAACTGGACGGTTAACCTTCGGGGATCGTCTGGAACGTCGATGAATACGCTTTTAGCGACCGGCCAAGCGGTAACGGTTGTGTTTTTAGTGACCCAAGGTGCTACCCCGTACTACAACACGACGGTGCAAGTGGACGGCACAACCTCTGGCGTAACAACCCGTTGGCAGGGCGGTACGGCTCCATCTGCGGGTAATGCTTCAGGCGTGGACGCTTATTCGTACACGGTTATTAAAACTGGCAGCGCAACATTCACGGTATTTGCCTCGCAGACGAGGTTTGCGTAATGCCTGCATTGGGTCGGCTTGCTGTGACTGCCGCTAGAGCCTATGGCTTTTTAAGCGGCGTATTGCGAATTGACGAGTTTTTTGAGTACGTCACTCTGCTGCTGCCCGGTAACGGCACCAACGGAGCGCAGAACAATACGTTCCTCGACAGTTCGACGAACAACTTCAGCATTACCCGCAACGGCAACACGACGCAGGGTACGTTCTCGCCGTTCTCGCAGACGGGGTGGGGAAATTATTTCAATGGATCAAGCGATATTCGAGCAAGCAGCAATGCGGCATTCTCGCCCGGAACAGGCAACTTTACGTTTGAGGCTTGGATAAACCCTCTAAGTTGGGCTACAACCGCTCCTTTTTTTGTGGTTCAAACAACAGGCGGTTTGTGGATTGGAAAAAACGGCAGCAATTTTGTTGTCCGTGCGGCCAACGTAGCCGACCAATTACAGACGGCAACTATTCCTAGTACAAACCAATGGACTCACATAGTTGCAGTCAGAAGCGGAACAACTCTTTCTTTGTTTTTTAATGGAACAAGAGTTGCCACCACTACAAATAGTTACAACTTTGCCCAAGGAGGGGCTTCGGTTGGTAGCGACGCTGACCCGGGAACCGTAACTTATTACACAGGTTACATCAGCAATGCCAGATTAGTTAAAGGAACTGCGGTATACGACCCAACTGCATCGACTTTAACCGTGCCAACAACCCCTTTAACTTCTATCTCTGGCACCTCTTTGTTGACTTGTCAAAGCAACCGCTTCATTGACAATAGTAGCAACGCATTTGCTATTACAGTAAACGGCTCCCCGTCCATCCAAGCCTTCAGCCCGTTCAACCCCACGGCAGCGTGGAGTGCAGCGACGAATGGAGGGAGTGGGTATTTTGATGGAAGCGGGGATTATTTGGCTGGCGGCGCTAATGCCGCACTTGCTCTGCCCGGCGTATTTACTTTTGAATGTTGGTTTTATCCGAATTCATTTGATCAAGTGTCCAGCATTGGCGACACTATTTTTTCCACGCTGGCTGTGGGGTCTTTTACAATTGGAAGAACGGACTCCTCAACCGGCAACTTGTGGGGAATTGCAGAAACAGCCGTTGCATGGAGATTAACTAGCAGCACGCTTCCGACTAACAAAGCATGGAATCACATTGTTGCGGTAAGAAACTCTGGCAATACGCTTTCCTTGTTTTTGAACGGAACAAGAATTGCCACAACGACGCTTTCCACTAGTTTTGGTCAAAATGGCTTTTCAATCGGATCGGACAATGGCGTAACGAATTCGTTTGCAGATGGGTTTTTTGCTGACGTAAGGTTGGTTAAAGGAACCGCCGTATATGACCCAACAGCATCAACGCTGACCGTTCCCACAGCCCCGCTGACCGCCATCACCAACACCTCGCTCCTGCTGAATTACACCAACGCAGGCATCTACGACGCTACGTCCAAGAACGACCTTGAGACGGTGGGCAACGCGCAGATCAGCACGACGCAGAGCAAGTTCGGTGGGTCGTCGATTTACTTTGACGGGACGGGTGATTACTGCAATACCGGGCCAACAGTAAACCTAGAGTTTGGAAGCGGTGATTTCACAATAGAAATGTGGATATATCCCGCAGTTACATCCCGTATGGCGATATATCACGGCAGTAGCGGTACAGATTGGAGCATCGGAATTGACTACAACAGTCAAAAATTCAACATTTGGGCAAGTAGCAATGGAACCACTTGGAATTTAATTAACGCTGACCCCGGCGGCAATGGAATTGGAACGACAACCATCTCAACGAACACATGGACTCATGTTGCATTTGTTCGCTCTGGAACTACTTGGCAAACGTATATCAATGGCACTAGAGATATAAATCTAACGGGCATTTCCGGTTCTATTGTAAATAGAGCAACTTCCGCAAAATCTATTGGAAAGTGGTGGTTTAGCAATGGAGTCGGCAACCCCGGCGTATGGAATGGGTATATGCAAGACGTTCGCATCACCAAAGGCGTTGCCCGTTACACCGCCAACTTCACCGCCCCGACTGCGGCTTTCCCAATCCAATGAGTCAACCTATGCCGTTATACAGTTTCAAAGGCCACTACCCGGTTGAAGTTATTGACAACAACAAGGGCTGGTATGAGGTTCCGGCCAAGCCCGAAGCAGCAGAAGGTAAGGAAGTTGCGTGGCTAAACGGCGAATGGGTCGTGCGTGATCTTAAGCCCGCCGACCGTCCCGGTTACCAATGGAACTGGAGCCATAGCGAGATGGCGTGGGTTGAATGTCCTTGGGTGACGCTGGAGGCGCCCGTTGAGCCGCCCGTGGCGCAGCTATCTACTATGTCAGCCATGACCGCTGTTTCGGTGGTTAGCCAACTCTAATGTTTGCGATTGCGCCATTTTGCGTATTGCCGTTCGCGGTTGCGGAGGTCACGACACCCCCGCCCCCGCCTCCTGTCGTCGTTATTGACGGCCATGACGGCGGCAAAAACACGCACAAGAAGCGCAAAGAGCCGCGTTACGACGAGGACGCCAAGCGCCGCGAACTGCGCCGCAAGGAAGTCATATCCATTTACGAGGAACTGGTCGAAGGTCGCCCGCGTGTGGTGGCCGAGATCGTTGCTCCGTTTGTAGAAACCCCCGTTCCGGCCTACGCCATCCCGGCAGTTGAGCAGATCGACTTTGATGCGCTGCTCGCTGACGTTGAGCGGTTGCAGGCTTTGTATCGGGAAATGCAAGAAAAAGACGACGAAGAAGTGTTATTGTTACTCCTATGAAACGAACCTACGTTTTTATTGACGGCGAGTTTGTAGAACGTAAGAAGGACGAGAAGGGTCGGTATCACTATGTGATGCCCGACATCCAGCCGTACCGCTCCATGATTGACGGGAAAATGGTGACTTCCCGTTCGGAACACCGCCGCCACCTTAAGGCTAACAACTGCATTGAGGTCGGCAATGACGACCCGTCACGGCACATACGGAACGAAAAGCCCGTAGACACGCGCTTAGAGCGCATTAAGCACATGGTCAACACCCAACTGACCAATGAGCAAGCGGATCGCATACTGCGCGATTTACGCCAACACGCGAACTTTACCAATCCCCACAGGAGAGGATGATGAGCGACCTTGATAATCAACCCACAGTTGACAACGAAACCGTAGACCGCAAAGAACTTCTAGCCCGTCAGTTTGAGGAGGCCGAGGCACAAACCGAAGCGCCCCGCGATACTGGCCGTGACGAATCAGGCCGGTTTGCCCGCACAACCGCCCCAGAGCCGCAAGAAACCCCCGAACCCGCCGAGGAACCCGTATGGCGTCGCCCTCCGGCTTCGTGGAAGAAGGATTACCATGAGGTTTGGCAGAAAGCCGACCCTCGCCTGCAAGAGTACGCTTACCAGCGCGAAGAACAGATGCGCCGTGGCGTGGAGCCGCTGCTGCAAGCCAAGCAGTTTGCCGACTCCATCCAAGAGGCGATCAGTCCGTACATTTCGACCATTACGGGCCTTGGCCTTAAGCCAGAGCAAGCCATTGCGTCGTTGATGAAGGCTGACCACACCCTTCGCACCGCTGACCCGCAGACTCGTTACAACTACTTCATGCAGTTGGCTAACGAGTACGGCGTCAACCTTCAAGGTATGCCGCAAGGCCAAGCGCCTGCCGTAGACCCGACCATTTTTAACCTCAAGAACGAGCTTGCTAGCGTCCGTGGCGAAGTGCTGACTTGGAAACAGCAGCAGGAAGCCGCCGAGCAGGCCGTTATGATGAACGAAATAGATTCCTTCGCCCAAAAGGCCGAGTTCTTTGAAGAAGCCCGGCCAGAGATGATTAAGCTCCTCCAGAGCGGCGTAGCAGAAACGCTTGAGGACGCTTATGATAGGGCTGTTTATGGAAATAAAGATTTGCGGGAGCGCGTTCTGTCAGCCCAACAGGCACAACAGGCCGCGCAAGTCTCCGCAGAGAAAAACCGAGCAGCGAAAGCCGCTCGGGCCGCTGCTGTGAGTGTCAGAAGCGCCACACCCGGCGCTAACACGGCTCCCAAAGCGCAAAGTCGTCGTGCGTTACTCGAAGAAGCCTTCGACGAGACCAGCGCACGGTTGTAAACAACTGATATAGGAGCATCCAAATGGCATTTGCCAACTCTAGTATCAGCGACATTATCGCTACTACGATTCAGAGCCGTAGCGGTGAACTCGCTGATAACGTGACCAACAACAATGCGTTGTTGCGTCGTTTGAAGGAGCGTGGGAACGTCAAGACGTTCTCAGGCGGTAACGTGATTTTGCAAGAAATCATGTACACCGACCCGACCACCAACAACACCAACTCGTACAGCGGCTATGAAGTGCTGAACGTTGGTCAGAACAGCCCCATCT